TTTTTTTTTTTTTTGGTTCGAAGCTACTGCTCCACTGGAGCATGGAGTTGATGGTGTCTTGCTTGAGGGCCAGATGTAGAACTCGATCCCCGAAAACTGGGTAACGGGAACAGAATGAAGCCTCTTCATAGGTGGTGAATTCGGGGTCACCATCCTTTCGGTCGTTTGTCGCTGGGTACCCGGCGCGTGCGTAAACTTCTTTCCATGAGGCGGCAGAAAACTCATCTGGGGCTCCTTCAGCTACGGCAGCCAGGTTGTCATCACCGTAGATCACTTCTGCGACCCACTTGCCATAGTAGTCGTAAACCGGCACTTTTCCGCGCTTTTCCTCCGTCAGTTGGTAAATTCCAGCACGACGCATAAGGTGGTGTCCGTCCGTGTTCCATTCAGCGGTGAAGCGGCATCCAGAGGCGATTCTTCCTTGGGTCCAATACACAGCGTCCATAACGATTGAAACGTTGTACACTGCGTATGCGATCATCGCCTTTTCGATGTTGTCAATGTCATCTTGCTCGTATTCCGGCGAAGCACGAGCATGCGCAAAGGCCAGTTTGATGGCAGCCTTGATCACGTTCGGAGAAGTGCGCCTGTCCCACTGTGGCACGTCGATGGCCATGCACTGCTTCGAGTTCTTTTCAAGCAAATGTCGGTACATGGCTGTACCCTGGGTCCTGAAAGTAGTTCCGATGACCATGTACTGCCCGTCCCTGTGCATCTGCCGGCGTTCGTAAAAATCAGCAAGCACGCTGTCCATCCACATATTCAAGGCGAAGTCGTTGGATTCAATGGTGCGCGCGGCACCAGTCTCAGCCTTACTCTTCTTGATCAACTCCTGCTTGAGAAAGTTCTTGGAAATACACAGGAGTGTCTTGCCTTCGCGGGCTAAGTTGGCAATAGCCTTAAATCGTTCCATAAGGCACGCACCAGGGGGACGGCTAGTGTCGATAACAAGTGGTCGGTCAGGAATCCATCGGCCGTTAATTTGCTGGCCGCGGAAAAAGAGAGTCTTGTCATGCATGTTAAACATGTGCTCATAGAACACGCCGGGGGCAGTGTGAACATCAACGCTGGACCGAACAGTGCGGTATGCATCGCCCGGCGCGCCGCCATTCAGTACCTCCATGATGGTTTTCTTGCGCATGTTGAGGCATTGTGGTGGTAGAGTGGCCTTGGTGTCGAGGATGGCGCGTTCATAGTACGGCCAAGGCACCTGTTTCTTCTCGCAGAACTGGCCCGACACATTGTTGAGGACCATGTTGTACGTCCCCTGTTTG